ATATAGTAGATGCGTTATTGCAAAAAGATGGGGGAGTATTAATTTCGGGCAGTTTGCATGTAAGTGAGGTTATTAAAGCAAGAGAATTTACTGGTTCTTTTAGTGGTTCATTTTTTCAAGGTGATGGAGGTGGGTTATTCAATATCCCATTCTCAGCATTTACCGGTGATTCTTCTAGAATTGCTAGTGGTAGTGTTACCGCATCCGTATCTCCGGATTTTGGGTTTATAGTTGTATCTACTGAAAAGGGTTCTCAATTTACTGGAAGTATATCCGTATCAGGTTCAATTGATGTAGTTAATATTACGGCAGTCTCTATGAGTGCGTTTGAAGTTAGTGGTTCATTTAAAGGAGATGGTAGTAGATTAACAAATATAAATGTACCACCTCAAGTAGCAACACAAATAGTATCTGGATCCGTAACTGCATCTGTTTCTCCTGATTCTGGATTTATTGTAACATCAGTTGATTTTGGGTCCACTATAATAGGAAATACGGTAATTAGTGGTAGTTTAATTGTAAGTGGTGCTAGAGGTATAGAAATCGTATCTGGTTCATCTTATTCTGGTAGTGGTGAAAGATTATTCAATATACCTAGAGCAGCTTTAACTCCGGACGCATTATTATCTACCGAAATTAAAAGTGGTAGTGTAACTGCATCAGTATCGCCTGATTTTGGGTTTAGAGTAATTTCGGTTGAAAGCGGTTCTCAATTTACGGGTTCTTTATTCGTAAGTGGTTCTAGAGGTATAGAACTTGCATCCGGTTCATCTTATTCTGGTAGTGGTGCTAGATTATTTGATATACCACTATCTGCATTAGCTGATTTAGACCTTTCAAAAATATTTAGTGGGTCTGCAACGGCATCAATTTCTCCTGATAGAGGGTTTGAAGTATTTGCAGCAACATCTAACTTTTCTGGCTCAGTATCGGCATCCGTATTTAGTGGTAGTGGTGCGGGGTTATTTGATATTCCATTCTCAGCTTTATCAGAAGAATTAAAAAGAATAGCAAGTGGTAGTGTAACTGCATCGGTATCTCCAAATGAAGGATTTAAAGTAGAATCTTTAGAAAGTGGTTCACAATTTACTGGTTCTTTATTTGTAACCGGTGGATATATTAGAGTTGAAACAGGTTCATTCTTTAGTGGTAGTGGTGCCGGATTAAATAATATTCCTCGTTCGGCATTAACCTTAGACGCATTAATATCTACTGAAATTAAAAGTGGTAGTGTAACTGCTTCGGTTAGTCCTGATGAAGGATTCAAAGTAATTTCTGTACAAAGTGGTTCACAATTTAGTGGTAGTTTATTTGTAAGTGGTGGATATATTAGAGTAGAGACAGGTTCATTCTTTAGTGGTAGTGGTGCTGGATTATCTGATATTCCGGAATCAGCATTATCATTTAAAATTAATAGAATCGCAAGTGGTAGTGTAACGGCATCTATTTCTCCTGATTATGGATTAAGAGTAAATACATTCTCTACAATTAGTGGAAGTTTTATAGTATCATCATCGGCAAGAGAATTGGCATATTATGATATAGATACTGTATTTAATGTGACAAATGCTGGAAGTAGTGCGTATAATATAAGTAATAGATTAGTAAGTGGTTCAAACCCAACTTTAACTTTAGTTAGAAATGTAGAATATGTATTTAATGTAAATGCTTCTGGACATCCATTTTGGATTAAAGAAGTTAGTAGTACTGGTACTAATAATTCGTATGATTATTGGGTAACTAATAACGGCGACGATGTTGGTGTTATAACATTTTTAGTTTCTGGAAGTGCACCTAATACATTATATTATAATTGCCAATTACATGGTTCAATGGCGGGTACTATTAACGTAGTTGATGCATTATACGTTCCAGCTGAAATAAAATTAATTGGTGATACAAAAGTAATTGGAGCAGTAACTGCATCAGTATTTAGTGGTAGTGGTAAAGGATTATTTGATATTCCTTTCTCAAACATTACTGGTGATGCGGTAAGAATCGCTAGTGGTAGTGTAACTGCATCGGTAGCACCTAATTTTGGATTCAGAGTAGCATCATTTGTAAGTGGTTCTGATTTTAGTGGAAGTATTAGAATTGATTCGTCATCTTTCATTTATTCGGAAGGTACGTTTTTAAGAAATATTCCACGTTCGGCATTAACCGAAGATGCATTAGCCTCATCTGAAATTAAATCGGGTTCAGTAACAGCATCGGTATCACCGGTATTTGGATTCGTAGTAACAACGCCGTTTACATCATCGGTAAGTGAAAGTTTCTTTTTTACACAAATAGCATCTCAATTTACGGGTTCAATATCCGTATCTGGTAGTTTATTTGTAAATGATACAAGCGGAGGACTATTTATAAATTCATCATCATTTATATTTGCCGATGGAACATATCTTAGAAATATCCCTCGTTCAGCATTAACCGAAGATGCATTATTATCATCATTTATTGCATCTGGTTCGGTAACAGCATCGGTAAGTCCTGATTTTGGGTTTAAAGTAATAGCAACTGATATATTTAGTGGTTCTATTTTTGGTTCACAATTTACCGGAAGTGTTGATGTTAGTGGTAGCGTTAGAGCGTTTACATTCATTGGAGATGGTTCTCAATTAACAAATGTACAAGCAGCAGCATCTCCATTGATAGCAAGTGGTTCGGCAACAGCATCAGTAGCAAGTGGAGAGAGATTTATAGTAACAACCGGTGCAACTGGAAGTGGAGTAGATACTCAATTTGGTTCTCAATTTACCGGAAGCGTTGACATTAGTGGTAGTATTAAGGCTCAATTTATATTGGGAGATGGTACTTTTATAACAAATGTACAAGCAGCAGCTGCACCATTCATTGGTAGTGGTTCTGCAACAGCATCGGTAGCAAGTGGAAATACATTTGTAGTAACAACTGGAGCTACTGGCTCAGCTATCGGTTCTAGATTTACTGGTTCAATTGATGTTAGTGGTAGTATTAGGGCATTCAATTTTGTAGGAGATGGTTCTCAATTAACAAATGTACAAGCATCAGCAGCACCTTTGATAGCAAGTGGTTCGGCAACGGCGTCTGTACAAAGTGGAATACAATTTGTTGTTACAACCAAAGGTAACTTTTCACCAGTTGGTTCAAATTCTGGTTCTTATTATGGTTCTGTATTTACTGGTTCTGTAATTATTAGTGGGTCAATATCAGCATCTCGTTATGATGGAGATGGTGGCGGATTATTTAATATCCCAGCATCGGCATTAGAAGATTTGCAATTAGATAGAATACAATCTGGTTCTGGTAGAGCAATAATAGATCCGGAAAAATTAGATATAAATGTACCAATAACAGCGGCACTTTATATAGGTGATGGTGGTGGATTATTCAACATCCCTGCAAATGCATTACAAGACCTTAAGTTGGATAGAATCATATCTGGTTCCGTTCAGGGTGTAATATCACCAAATAAGGGATTGGAAATAAATACATCTGTAAGAATATTCTCTGGTTCATTAAGTGTGAGTGGTTCTATATTTGTAAGTGGTGGAAATATCGTAGCACAAAGTGGTTCTGCGTTTATTGGAGATGGTAGTGGATTAAGAAATATCAATATTGCTAATTTAGCATTTGAAACTTCTCTATTACAATCTGGGTCTGTAACTGCTGAAATTTCTCCAAACTTAGGATTAGTTGTAAATACATCAGCATCTATACAGGGTGATTTGAATGTATTAAATAGAATATTAGTAAATAATATTACAGCAAGTAATGTTATTAAATCTCAATTATTTACCGGTTCATTCTTAGGTACATATAATTTCCAAGGAGTTGGACCAACTGCATCTGCAGAATATGATATTTTAAGATTTAATCCAACTCAAGGATATTTCATACCACAACCTGAAACTTCATTAACTGAAACCGTATCGTTTAATAATGTTAGTACATTAACAATTGTACATAATTTAGGAATTAGATACCCAATGGTTCAGGTTTACGCAACCGGTTCAGAAGACCAAATTTTACCTGGCACAATAAAATCAATTGATGATGATACTATTCAAATTCTATTTAGTGGATTGACTAGTGGGCATGTTGTAATTGGTAGTGGTGGTTCTTTAATTAATGGTAGTATAAATGGTGATAGAGTATTTGGTGAAGTGTTATCCGCATCATATGCGAGAAGGGCAACACTTGCAGATGCTGTGACTGGATTTGATTCGGCATCATTGGTATCGTTATCTGCATCTTTGGCAAACGCAAATGCATATGTAAGAAATGACCAAACGGCATCAATGGCCGTATTTAGTGCGGTAAGTTCATCTTACGCATTAACAGCATCATACGCATTAAACGCATCGCAAGGCGGAGGAACTGAATTGCGTATATATCAAACAAGTTCATTAGTAAAAGCACAGGTAGGAAAAATTCATTTTACTGGCTCTGGTGTTGATGTAGTAGCATCTGGTTCGGATGGTGTATTGGTAACTATTTTAGGTGGTGGTGGCGCTGGTGCTTCTGCTCAAACTGCATCTTATATTCTTTCGGAAGATGTAGATGGTCCATTAGGAATGAATAGTGTACAATTTGCAGTATCAGCGCTTACCGCATCGTTTGCGTTAACTACACCAACATCTGATACATCTTCATTCTTACAAATTAACACAGACCAAACAATAAATGCATCGTTAGTAATTAGTGCTAGTTTAGGTGTAAGTGGTAGTTTCTTTCTAGGTAATTTAACATCTGGTTCATCAGAAGATGTTGTTGTTTGGAATAGTACAACGAAACGATTAGAAAGAAGAAATATAGCAGCGGCAGTGGGTTCATCTGGAACATCTGGTACATCAGGAACTTCAGGTGAAAGTGGTTCTTCAGGAACATCAGGTACAAGTGGAACAAGTGGCACTTCGGGTACTTCTGGTACAAGCGGTATCGATGGAACATCGGGTACATCCGGAACAAGTGGTACATCCGGTACAAGTGGCACTTCGGGTACTTCTGGTACAAGTGGTAGTGATGGTTCTTCTGGAACATCGGGAACTTCCGGCACAAGCGGAACGTCTGGAACATCAGGAACTTCTGGTAGTTCTGGAACAAGCGGTACAAGTGGCACGAGTGGTACATCTGGTACATCTGGTACATCTGGTACATCAGGTAGTTCCGGCACAAGTGGTACTTCAGGTACAAGAGGAACGTCTGGAACATCAGGAACTTCTGGAACATCAGGAACTTCTGGAACATCTGGTAGTAGTGGTACATCCGGTTCAACCGGCTCAGCTGGTTCATCGGGTACATCAGGAACTTCTGGTACATCTGGAACAAGTGGAACTTCAGGAACTTCAGGAACTTCAGGTAGTGTGGGTACTTCTGGTACTTCTGGAACTAGCGGTACAAGTGGCACGAGTGGGACATCAGGAAGTGATGGAACATCGGGAACGTCTGGTTCAAGTGGAAGTGGTGGAACATCGGGTACTTCCGGAACGTCTGGTAGTGGTGGTGAAAGCGGCTCATCTGGTACATCTGGTAGTGGAGGTTCTTCAGGAACATCGGGTACATCAGGTATAAGTGGTTCAAATGGAACATCGGGAACTTCAGGTACTTCAGGTACATCTGGTTCTACTGGTGAAGCGGGTTCATCCGGAACATCGGGCACAAGTGGTTCATCAGGAACGTCAGGTTCAACCGGTTCATCGGGAACCTCTGGTACTTCTGGCTCATCTGGTACTTCCGGTACAAGTGGTAGTGATGGTACATCCGGTAGCTCAGGCACATCAGGCACATCAGGAACATCTGGTACTTCCGGTACAAGTGGTAGTGATGGAACATCGGGTACTTCGGGAACTTCTGGAACATCTGGCTCATCAGGAACTTCTGGAACATCTGGAACATCTGGTACATCAGGAACTTCAGGAACTTCGGGTAGTGATGGTTCATCAGGAACTTCTGGAACATCTGGCACTTCTGGTACTTCTGGTACCGAAGGTTCAGCAGGAACATCAGGAACTTCAGGTATAGATGGAACTTCTGGCACATCGGGTTCAAGTGGTACTTCTGGTAGTGATGGAACTTCTGGTACATCAGGTACTTCAGGAGAAAGTGGTTCATCGGGAACAAGTGGAATAAGTGGTTCATCAGGAACTTCGGGTACCTCTGGTTCAGATGGTACATCAGGAACTTCGGGAACTTCGGGTACATCAGGTATAAGTGGTTCGGATGGAACTTCGGGTACCTCTGGAATTGACGGGTCATCCGGAACAAGTGGAATAGATGGTACATCAGGAACTTCGGGAACATCCGGTTCAGATGGAACTTCAGGAACATCAGGAACTTCAGGAACATCAGGATTAGATGGAACATTCTTCGGTTCATCAGGTACATCTGGTACTTCAGGAACATCAGGTACTAGTGGGTTGGATGGTAGCAGTGGAACTTCAGGTACCTCAGGCACATCAGGATTAGATGGAACTTTATTTGGAAGTAGTGGAACTTCTGGAACTTCAGGCATAGATGGAACTTCTGGTACATCTGGAACTTCTGGTACATCAGGAACTAGTGGAATTGATGGCTCATCCGGAACATCTGGATTAAATGGCACATTCTTTGGTAGTAGTGGAACATCAGGTGAAAGTGGAACTTCGGGTACATCCGGAGAAAGTGGTTCATCGGGAACAAGTGGAACTTCTGGTACATCAGGATTAGATGGAACTTTATTTGGAAGTAGTGGTACTTCGGGTACATCTGGAACTTCAGGTACTTCAGGAGAAAGCGGTTCATCGGGAACTTCAGGTACTTCGGGAACATCGGGATTAGATGGAACTTTATTTGGAAGTAGTGGTACATCAGGAATAAGTGGAACTTCTGGTACATCAGGAGAAAGTGGAACTTCTGGAACTTCTGGCACAAGCGGAACATCAGGATTAGATGGAACTTTATTTGGTTCATCAGGAACTTCGGGAACAAGTGGTACATCAGGTACTTCAGGAGAAAGCGGTTCATCGGGTACTTCCGGTACAAGTGGAACATCAGGATTAGATGGAACTTTATTTGGAAGTAGTGGAACATCGGGTACATCTGGAACATCAGGTACTAGTGGGTTGGATGGTAGTAGTGGAAGTTCAGGTACCTCAGGCACATCAGGATTAGATGGAACTTTATTTGGTTCATCGGGAACTTCAGGAACATCTGGTGAAAGTGGCACGAGTGGAACTTCAGGAACTTCAGGAACATCAGGAACTTCAGGAACGTCAGGATTAGATGGAACTTTATTTGGAAGTAGTGGAACATCAGGAACTTCGGGTACTTCAGGTACAAGTGGAGTTTCCGGTTCATCAGGAACAAGTGGAACTTCAGGAACGTCAGGATTAGATGGAACTTTATTTGGAAGTAGTGGTACATCAGGTACATCGGGAACAAGTGGAATAAGTGGTTCATCTGGTACATCTGGAACTTCCGGTACAAGCGGAACATCCGGACTAGATGGAACTTTATTTGGAAGTAGCGGTACATCAGGAATAAGTGGAACTTCTGGCACATCTGGCTCATCTGGAACTTCTGGTACATCTGGAACAAGCGGAACATCCGGATTGGATGGGACTCTATTTGGTTCATCTGGAACAAGCGGAACATCTGGAGCAATGGGGTCAACGGGTTCTTCCGGAGAAAATGGTTCATCAGGAACATCGGGTACATCGGCACCTGGATTTTCATCAGGTACTTCTGGTACTTCTGGCACTTCTGGTTCTACCGGAAGTAGTGGTACATCCTTTTTTGGAGTTACATCCGGAACTTCTGGTACATCCGGAACAAGTGGAATTGATGGTTCATCGGGAACATCCGCACCCGGATTCAGTTCGGGTACATCAGGTACAACGGGTTCATCCGGAACATCGGCACCTGGTATAACATCTGGAACATCCGGAAGTGGTGGTTCTTCGGGAACATCTGGATTATTATCATTAACAGGTACAACTAATGATGGATTACTAACATATACAAACGCACCTGCAGGCGCTAACGTAGAATCTAATATAACTTTTGATGGGTCTACATTAACAATAGTTGGTAATACAAATCAGACAGGTGATATTACATTAACTGGAGGATTGGATGCTAGTACATATTTAGAAGCAACTGCGTATAGAGAAATTTATAGTGATTTAGCAACTGGTGGAAGTGTTGCAATAGATTGTTCAACTGCAAATAATTTTAGAAGACAATTTAACGCAACGGCCACAGTAACATTCACTAACGCACCTGCTTCTAAGGCATTTGGATTTACATTATTGACTGTAAATGCGGGGGCGTATGTGATTACATGGCCAGCATCGGTTAATTGGGCAGGTGGTATTCAACCCGTATTAACATCATCCGGTGAAGATGTGTTAGTGTTTTATACATTTGATGGTGGTACAAATTGGTATGGATTTACAATAGCAAAAAATTTAAGTTAATATTATGGGAATAGCAAGAAGACTAGCAGAATCAGATTCAACACAAGCATTTCCATTTGTGTTTCAAATTACAACAACATCGGCTAATACTATATTTACATGCCCAATCACCGATTATGGTGGGCTTACTCCACAATTAAATATAAATTGGGGAGATAGTAGTTCATCGCCTTTAATTACGTCATCTTCATCACCAAATAGAATTCATACATATGTTTCAGCTGGTACATATACAATTACTATTAGTGGATTTATGCCAGGTTTTCAAGTAAATAATAACGTAGGAATAAGAAGTTTAATAACAAGTATTACACAATTTGGTACAGTAGGATTAAGAACATTAAATTTTTATGGGTGTATAAATATAACTTCTATACCAAGTAGTGCATCATTAAGTGCAGTTGGTGGATATGATGGTTTAAATGAAATATTAAGTTTTTCAAATTTTATGAATGGTACATCTATAACATCCATACCCGCTGATATATTTGATTTTTCACCTAATGTAACATCATTTGCTAGTGCATTTGCAACAATTAATACAATATCAACTGTACCAACTGGATTATTTGATACTGCGGTAAATGTATCATCTTTTGCATCCTGTTTCTTTGCTTGTGCGAGTTTAACTTCCGTACCATCAACTTTATTTGACCTAAATATCAATGTAACGAGTTTTTCTGGTACATTTAGAAATTGTAGAGCATTAACAAATGTATTACAATTTACATTTAATACAGCGGTAACAACATTCTCACAAGTTTATAATATGAGTTCGACTTCAAATGCTTTAGTAGGTACTGCTCCTGAATTATGGAATAGAGTACCAACACCTGCTGGAACTGATGCATTTAGAAATTGCACCGGTTTAACAAACTTCGCATCAATACCACCAACATTTACTTAATATGTATTTACGAATTATAAATAATGAAATCAGTTATCCTTATACAATTAAGGATTTAAAAGCTGCGCATAGAAATATTACATTCCCAAATGAAATTGGAGAAGAAACTATGACTCAATTTGGTTTATATGAAGTTGAACAAACTCCAAAACCAAATGATTACACAAAAAATATTACCGAAGGAACTCCTATTTTAACGGATGGTGTATATTATCAAAATTGGATTCAAGTAAATGCATCCGAAAGTGAAATAGATTACAGATTAGAAAATCAATGGTTTGTTGTTAGAGAAATTCGAAACGAATTATTATCAGAGTGCGATTGGACGCAATTATCGGATATTCCATCCGAAACAAAAGTAATTTGGTCTGAATACAGACAATCTTTAAGAGATATCACATCTCAAACTAATCCATTTAATATAACTTGGCCGGTTAAACCTTAAAAGGGAAAATATTTATATTTATACCTATAACAAAAAGCATATAGATATAGATGATTATACATAGTCCAATATTTTCGGGTTCAATTACACAGGCATTATCTGCTTACGCAAATTTAAGTGGCTCATTTACTGGCTCTTTTAAAGGAACTATTGATGTTCAACAGGCATCATTTGCTAATCTTATTGTAAACAATAGTTTGGCAGTAAGTGGCTCTATAAGAATGACTGGTTCAATGAATTTAACAGATGGTGGATATTTAGTAGATGGAGTTGATGTATTGGATTCGTCTATTGCATTTGCAATAGCATTAGGATAAAAAATAAAAAAAAATGGCAAACGCATTTAAAAATAGTATAACGGGTTCAATTGGAACATCAGGTGTTAAAGTTTACGAAACTCCTGTTAATACATCTACAACTGTAATTGGTGTTGGTGTAGCGAATGTAAACACAAATAATATTTCAGTTAGTGTGATGGTTAGAGATAACTCCGCAAATAAAGTTGTATATGTTGTGAAAGATTCACTAATTTTACCTGGTAGTTCTAACATATTGGTTGGTGGTGAGCAAAAATTAGTTTTAGAAGCTGGAGATTTTCTTTCAGTAACCTCATCATTAGCTAACTCTGCGGATGTAATTGTTTCAGTATTGGAGATAACATAAAAGTTTTAATGAATGGAATATTTAGGCGGTAACCCTAATGGTTTAAATCAACAAACTAAAGATAAAATTTCTTTATTTGTAAGCGGGAGTAGAATAGCTAATTTCTCATCTCAATCGGTAGATGTAGTTGGTAATTTTAGTGCATCTAAGATTCAAACTGATGAAATTGATTCTTTTGGTAATAATCCGCTTCAAATAAACACAAATACACAAATTAGTGGTTCGATTAATATTTCATCATCAATATCCGCATCTTTATTTAGAGGCGATGGTGGTGGTTTATTTAATATAAGTGCCGCATCTATTGGTGATTTAGATAGATTAAAATCTGGTTCGGCAACTGCAATAATTTCTCCAAATAAAGGACTAATAGTTAATACTGACTTAACAGTAGCAGGTACAATAAATGCAACTGAATTAAAAGTAATTTATATTTCATCTTCTATAATTTATGCATCTGGTTCAAATAAATTTGGTGATGCTCAAAACGATAAACAAGAATTTACAGGAAGTGTTGGAATAACCGGTTCATTATCGTTTGGAGATGGTTCATTACAACAAGATGGTAGTACAAATGAAGTTTTAGTTTATAATACAACAACTGGTAAAATTGGTATAAAAACCGCAGCGGCAACTTCCGGTACATCAGGAACTTCCGGTACATCTGGTACTTCGGGTACAAGTGGAACATCTGGTACATCTGGTACTTCGGGTACAAGTGGAACATCTGGATTAGATGGTTCTTCGGGAACATCAGGAACTTCTGGTACATCCGGCACTTCAGGAACATCAGGAACTTCCGGAACATCTGGAACATCTGGTTCTTCCGGAACATCGGGAACATCAGGCAGTAGTGGAACTTCTGGTACAAGCGGTTCATCAGGAACATCTGGTACTTCTGGTTCTACTGGTAGTAGTGGTACAACCGGGTCATCTGGTACTTCTGGTTCATCCGGAACAAGTGGCACGAGTGGAACATCAGGAACTTCTGGAATAAGTGGTTCATCTGGAACATCGGGATCAAGAGGTACATCAGGAACTTCTGGAATAAGTGGAACATCGGGAACAACAGGCTCAGCCGGTACATCTGGTATAAGTGGTAGTAGTGGTACATCTGGCTCTGGAGGAACTTCGGGAACTTCGGGAACATCTGGAATAACGGGAGCAGGTGGTGGAACTGGTTCGGCCGGTTCTGCAGGAACTTCCGGTACATCAGGAACTTCCGGAACATCGGGAATAACTGGAGCTGGCGGAACTGCAGGTTCATCGGGAACATCAGGCACATCTGGTACATCGGGAACAAGAGGAACTTCTGGAACTTCGGGAGTAAGTGGAGCTGGTGGTGGTAGTGGTTCAGCGGGTACGTCAGGTTCATCGGGAACTTCGGGAACTTCTGGAACATCAGGAACTTCTGGAACATCTGGAAGCAGTGGTTCATCGGGTACTTCAGGTACTTCTGGATTAGGGGGTTCATCAGGAACTTCCGGTACATCTGGAACTTCTGGTACAAGTGGAGCACAAGGTTCTTCGGGAACATCGGGAACTTCTGGTACAAGTGGTTCGGCAGGAACTTCTGGAACTTCTGGTAGTGGAACTTCTGGTACATCGGGAACATCAGGAATAAGTGGAACATCTGGTACATCTGGAATAAGTGGTACATCGGGAACATCTGGTACAAGTGGAAGTGCCGGTACATCTGGAATAAGTGGTACATCGGGAACTTCTGGCACAAGTGGAACTAGAGGAACATCTGGTACATCTGGAATAAGTGGAACTTCTGGAACTTCAGGAAGTAGTGGTACATCAGGTTCATCTGGAACAAGTGGAACTCGAGGAACATCGGGAACATCAGGAATATCTGGCACATCGGGAACTTCTGGTTCAAGCGGTACATCGGGAACATCTGGTACAAGCGGTACTAGAGGTACATCTGGCACAAGTGGAAGTAGTGGTACATCGGGTTCTTCTGGCACAAGTGGAAGTAGTGGTACATCAGGTTCTGCTGGTACATCCGGATTATTGGCATTAACTGGTACAACTGATAATGGTGTAATTACTTTAAACGGAAGTGCACCAAACGGGACAGTAGAATCAAATTTAACTTTCAATGGTACTCTATTAACAGTAACTGGTAACGCTACAATTACTGGTGACCTTACTGTAAGTGGTACTACAACATATATTAATACAACAACTTTAAATGTAGGTGATAACATCATTACATTAAATGCAGATATTGGAGCATCAACGGCACCAACTGAAAATGCCGGCATAGAAATTAAGAGAGGTAATGCGGCAACAAAACAATTCATTTGGAATGAAAGTACGGATAGATGGTCATTTGATGATACTATAAACGTATCAGGTAATGTAGTTCTTAGTGGTACAATTGATACTGGAATAGGTGCAACTGAGGTTTATTTAATGGACCAAAACGTAAGAACTACCGATGCTGTAACATTTGCAACCGTTAATACCGGACAAGGTGCTAATGAATTATATGCAATGGACCAAAATGTTCGTACAACGGACGCAGTAACATTTGCAACTGTAAATACTGGACAAGGTGCAAATGAATTGTACGCAATGGACCAGGCGGTTCGTACAACCGATGCTGTAACATTTGCAACCGTAAATACCGGACAGGGGGCTACGGAAGTTCATTTAATGAATCAAAATCTTAGAACAACCGATTCACCTACATTTGTAAACGTAACATCAAACTTAAGTGGTATAGCAACATCGGCTAATCTACTAAACGCATTGGCTAACTATGGTTGGAATGCAGCAACCTTACCAACTTCATTTGGACAAGGTATAACAAACGCATTTGTTTCATCGGCAGAAGGATTTCCAAATTATGGTTCTGTAATGATGATGAGAACATATGCTGGTGGTGGTGGTTCATTACAATTATATACACCATATAGTTCTGTTTATGGTGGTACTAGATTACAAGCTCGTTTTGGTGATTATGGTGTAAGTAGTGGTAACTCTTGGACTGCATGGAGATTGATATTAGATAGTGTAAGTGACCCTTATGCATATAATATGAATCAGTATGTGAGAACAACTGATAATGTAACATTCAATCAGGTAATATCTTCAACTGGAGTTTATGCGGCCGGTACATCTGGATTTTATAGTACAACATATGCTGGTAATGTTAGAAATCCAATTTGGAGATTTGGAAATGCCGATGGATATGGTATAAGTTACTTCCAAGGAAATGCTGGAGCTTATAGTAACTTAGATACCATTGGTATTCATATGGGAACAGCAACAGCTGCAGGTTCTCAATGGCAGTTCAATCAAGCAGATAATTCATTTAGGTCATCAGGTCCAATATACTTTACAAACTATCTTTATGGTAATAGTAAGCAAGCATTAGATACAACTGATTCTTATTTAAGATTAAACCAAGCTAATCAATTTAGTAGTGGTACTTATACCCCATATAACTTTAGAGCAGATGGTACAATTTATGTAGGTGGTACATCATACTATATTAATAGTAGTACATCTCGCTTAAATGCACTTGAAACATCAGATAGAGTTGTAATTGGCGGTAATTTCAGTAATCAAGCATATAGTTCAGTAAGTTCTACTAGATTGCATTTTGGTGGAGGTGATAGTGATGCAAATTCAAATTATTACATAGGTACTAACTTAGAAAACTTTGGAGGTAATTATACTAAGTTAGATTTAAGATGGCACACTGGTATTCGTATGGGTGCACAAGCTGGCTATGGTGGGGTTAGGATATTTGATTCAGAAGATTTAGGAACTAGATTATTTTCAGTTGGTGAAGGTGATACGCATGTAAGGGTAACAAATAATTTATATGTTGCAAACAATTTATTTTTTACCAACTATCTTTATGGTAATAGCAAACAAGCACTAGACACAACCGATGGTTGGTTGAGATTAAACCAGGCTAATCAATTTAGTAATGGTACTTATACTCCGTATGTATTAAGAACGGATGGTGGATTTGAATCATATGGTTCAACAAGATTAAGAAATAATTATAGTAGTGGAGCAACCATTATATTAGATTTAGATAACGCATCTCATTATGGTTTAATAGATTTTAGAGAAAATAATTCACATAAAGGATTTTTTGGATTAGGTGGTACATCACAATCATTTGGAACATATGCAGCATATACCGCAGATGGTTTCAGTTGGAATCACGATGGCGCTGGTAAAATGATTATTTCCAATAGAGGTGCATCAAAAAGAATTGATTTAAATACAGGAACTGAAGGTAATTCCAATTTTACTACATTAAGAATGACAAATCAGGATGTTTTTATAACTCCTGATTCCAATACCGGTAATTTACGTTCACCACTTTTTTATATTCAAAATGATACAACTTATTTATGGAATAGTAATAGAATAGTAGTAAACCAAGTAACATTCCCTTATAGAGAATGGGATTATAGTTGGGGAGCTCATGGTAATGGCAGTGGTACACAATCAATGTCCTTTAGAATGTGGGATAGTTACACTCAAAGTGGAGCACCTTCATCTTATGGTACATTAATTGAATATTATGGATTAGGCGGGCATCAACATGACCAATTTTATTTCTATCAGGGTGAAATTCTTCATAGATACGGGTGGTATGGTACTACAAACTGGCAAAGTGGATGGAGAGCAATGTTACATGCTGGAAACTATTCTGGATACGCAATTCCTGTTTCTGGTGGTATTAATATGACTGGTTCTTATGGTTTAAATGACCAAAGATTATATCTAAGAACTAATGGTGATACAAATCACTTTATATGGAATGCTGATGATGATTGGGAAGAATTAAGATTTTATACTGGAACTGGATTTAGAGTACAAAGTAGTACTGGTCAAGTTCCTGCAACATTTACAAATGCTGGTATAAACGCATCAAACGTAACGATTGGTGGAGCACAAGTTTGGTATAATAGTGGTGGTTGGCTTGCTGATTTAGGTTCTTATGGATTTACTAGAGCTTGGGGATTAGCAATGGCTGGAGGTTCTGAATTTGTAATACTTTATAATGGTGGACAAGGTTGGGTGTTGGTTGATGGTGGATATGTGGCGGGAGAAAATAATGGATTCTTCTCATTGAATGGTTCTAACCAATGGACATCAAGAGTAGGTTTCTCTAATAGTGGTGGTGGTGTTGCAAACTTCAACGCACCAATCCGAATCAATACAAATAATAACATTTATTTAGATTATAACTATGGACAATCTATTGTAGGCGTTTATACATCTACTAGATACCAGGGTGTATTCGCAATGGGTGATTCATATAAATTGGCAATTGATGGAAGTAGTCCTGGTTCTTTATATGGATTAGCTTGGTCGCATCCAAACGCAGGAGGACAAGCATCATTTTTAAATGACCACGGTTTGTTAGTAATGAACTATGGTACAACATTTGCAGCAATTTCTTCTAGAATTTGGGCAAGAGACCAAATGAACGCACCAATTTACTATGATAGAAATACTGCATTTTATTTGGATGGTGATTCTAATTCTAGATTAAATCACGGAAGATTTGTTGGTTCATCTGGATATTATTCATTATTATTAGGACCTGATACATTGGCAACGAATGGTTCGACTTCAGTATATCCTGATGGTGATAGATATGGATTGGTATTGAATGCACCATATTATCCACATCTTTATATTAATTCATACGCAGATAGTGGTAATACAACGCATGGTGGTGTTTTATCATTCACTGGTATTAAAACTGCCGGCGGATTTAGAAGATGGGGCATTGGTATTGCAAACCGAAACCCGGATGAAATGAGTTTTGGATGGTATGACAACAACTATAACCCACATTATGGTGTGGGAATTAACTGGTCATATCCAGCATCTGTTTGGGTTGATACTGGTAATAATTGGTATGCTAGAGGTTCAATGAGAGCACCAATATTCTATGACCAAAATGATACTGGAAGGTATATGGACCCCAACGGACAATCATATATTGTTAATTTATGTGTTGGTCAAAACAATTACTCACATGCATATCCTGGCGTTCTTCAAGTAGGTAGTACATCTTATAACTATAACTTCTTAAATGGTAGTTGGGCAGGTGCAATTACAACTGGTATATTAGCAAACTGTGCGGACGAATGGGAATTTGCTGTTCATGATAGTGGTACAAGAGTAGCATCAGCATTTATATTCCAAAGTGGACCAAATAGATTCCTAATGGGTAGAGGTCTGTATTGGGGTACATCTTATGTTGAAGCTGCTGAATCTTCTAGAGCACCTATATTCTATGATTCAAATAATACATCATATTATTGTGACCCAACCGGATATTCTCAATTAAGTTCTGGTGAAGCTAACAACTATTGGAGAGCAGCAAGATATGATATGACTGGAGTTGGTGGTAACTCTGGGCAAGGAGCACATGCATATTCTATCTTCCAAGAAGGTGGTGGATGGGGTTATCCTTATCCGGATTTAAGAATTGCATATCATACCGGTATTAAAATGGGAGCTAATGCTGGTTCGTATGAAGGTATTAGAATTTACGATGATTACCCAATGAGTAGCCTGTTAATACAATTAAGTGGTTCATCAAATTATTCATTCTGGTATACTTGGCAGAGATTGGACGGTTATCATGGAATTTATTCTTACCTAAACTCTGCACACTTCTATCCAAATAACTCAACTTATGGAACATGGAGAGTTGATGGTAGTAGAAATGGATATGGTGGTATATTATTTGATGTAGGTAATACACCGGTTGTAATGTTTGATGGTGGTGGTAATGGTGGTATCTATTATCAATCTGGTAGATGGATGTTCTATCATTATTTCCCATACAATTGTGTAGGTGTAAACACATCTTCAACATCTCCTTCGTATGGTATGTATGTTAGTAGGGGTATCTACGCTACTGAAAACATTGTGGCGTATTCCGATAGACGTGCAAAAGAAAATATAGAAACAATAGATTCTGCATTAGATAAAGTTTTACAATTAAGAGGAGTTTACTATAATAGAATTGATGACGTAGACAAGAAAAGACAAGTTGGGGTAATTGCACAAGAAGTTGAAGAAGTATTACCTGAAGTAGTAACTTATTGTGGTGTTAATGATGAGTATGGAGTTGCATATGGTAATCTGGCTGGTATACTAATTGAAGCAGTTAAGGAACAAAATAAAATAATAGAAAAACAATCAGACGAAATTAAAGAATTAAAAGAAATTTTAAATAATTTAATACTTAATATTAAAGGATAATAATATGGCACTAATTAAAGATTACGAATTACCAGGAACTGGTGTAGTTATACCAAATTCATATCATGTAGTTACAAATGTTGCAATTGAGAAAAGAACATCAAATGTACCTGCACCTCCAGACCCAACAAGACCAGATGGTGTAACTTTTGGTGCAAATCAAATAGGAAACGAAGTTTATTGGAAAGCTGGATATGTTGCAGAAGCATCGGTAACTATATGGAAAGATAAAGCTGCAAGAGAAGCAGATGCAAAACCAATTGGGTTTATTGGAAGAAACCCATCAGATAATAAATATGGTGTATCTATTGGAACTGAAGGAATGGACCATCATTGCCGTTTCTTTTTACAAGTTCCATCTGAATTAAATCATATAGAACAAGCATACAAACATTTATTAACTACTGATTATTATAGTGGTTCGTTAGAAGATTAAAATAAAAAAGTTTAATATTTATTAAAAATAAACACATTATGGGATTTACATACGAATGGAAATTAACAGGATTAAAAAAACAAAACACAGTTGATTTAACTGATGTTATTGTTGGTACGAATTGGAAAATAACGGCAACCGATGAAGATGGTAATTCCGGAACATTTAATGGTGCAACTCCGTTTACGGTTGAAGATTTAAACGCAGATGGTTTTGTAGATTATCGTGATTTAACCGAAGAATTGGTTATAGGATGGGTTAAAAATTATGTAAGTGGTTCGGCTCCATCGAATTATATGTCTCACATCAATCAACAAATACAAAAACAAATAGATACTGTTAAATTTGCGACATTAGATGTTGGCGCAGCGGATATGCCGTGGTCACCTACGTCCGGTAGTGCAACAACACCATCACCGGAAATTGCAGCAACAAATCCATAATGATTTCGTATCTTTATTATTAAATGTCCAACGCATTAATTTATAAACAAAATTATAGTTTGTAATATCGATTCTTAATAATTAATTTGTGTTTTGAATATTTTGTTTATATTTATATGAGTATTACTGTAAGTTATTACTAATACAAACTTAAAATACAAATCGAAGAAATAAAATGGCAGAAAGAATCGTATCACCTGGCGTATTCACAAGAGAAAATGACCTATCCTTC